CTCAAGTGCACGAGGTACAACAAGTGCGAACTGAGTAACAGCAGTGATCTGACGACCATTGTAGGTCTGCAAGTTAGCAGCCTCAATAGCGTCCTCTAGTGAGTCAAGAGTTAGCACTGGGTTTCCAGCAAGCAAGTTCTGGTTTCCAGACTTGAAGTTAGCGGTGTTTAGACCGCCAGTAGCAACAAGCTGCTTGGTAACTTCTTCGTCTTCTTTTCCAGCAGCCTTTAGGGCTAGCTCGATAGGTAGACGCTCTAGTAGACCAATCTGACCGTCGTTGACGATTGACTCCCATGAGAAGCGAATCCTCTGTCCAGCCTTCTTGACCTGCATTGTCTGCTCGGTTACTGAGAACCAGCCAGCAGTTGGGTACTCGTCGTACTCGCCTACTGTTGGAAGTGAGCCTTCACGGAAGGTGTCACCTTGGTTGTCTTCTCCAGCGTCGTCATACTTTAGAGCTTGGAAGGTTACAGGACGGAAGTCGTCAACAACCAATGAGGTTGCGAACTTGTCCCAAACCTGAGGAACTGCTTCGTACTCTTCAAGCATAATCTTGTTTAGAGTTGGAACTAGAAGCTCTGGTAGGTCGCTGGTAGCGATACCTTCCTGAAGCCTTAGCTTGTCCTGACGGTCTCCCCTTAGGGCACCTTCAAGAAGCTTGGCTGCTTCTACGTGGCGTGAGTTAATTGTAGTCATTTTCTATTCCTTCTCCGACTAGACTGTCTGCATCAAACGGACGTGAACTACAGAGGTACCGAGCTTTGTAACGTGACCAATAACCTTGTTGCTGTTAGTGTCGCCTACTGTAGCAACGATTCCTGAAGTGCCGTCAGCGGCACCGTAAGCTACGTCTCCAACTGCAAGTGTTGAATCAGCTGTCTCTGTAAATGCGAATACGCCGCTCATCTGTACTGTCGCATAGGTGGCAGCGTCTTCACCTGTGACTGCATCATTTTGTGCTACGCCAACTAGTCGTCCGACCTGCACAAGCTTACCGGAGGTAACTGTTGAGTGCACTGGAAGAACTAGCTCGCTAGCCTTTGTGTAAATCTCGTTAGTAGACATTTACTATTCCTTACTTTCTCTTGATGCGCGACACAACAGCGTCAAACTCATCGGTGGTTGAAGAAGCTTTCGCCTCGTGGACAACACCCTTTGTGTCAGCAGCGCTAGCTGCCTCAGAGACGGTCTGTGCGATTGAGTCAGCGTAAGCCTTCTCCTCCACGATCAGCTCGTCAACACTCTTGGTGTTAGTTTCGGACTTCATTGCCTCAGCTACACGCTGTAGGGCAATTTTTGGTAGTCCTGATTCGTTGAACTTTTCTGCAACCTCTACTGGATCAACCGCAGGAGCTTCTTCCTCCACGGCCTCATTTTCAGCAGGAGCTGCAGCCTCTACTAGAACCGATACCGATTCGCGCAGAGGAGCCAAAGCGTCAACGAGGGTTTCTTTAAGATCAGCAATTGCGACCTCAAATTCTTCCTTGGTAATTGACATTTCGTTTCCTTCCGTTTCGGATTCCGCTACCATGTTGGCAACGTCACCATTATTTCTGTAACTTTCAAGCAGGGCGACAAACTTGCCACCTGCTCCAGCTACGGTTACCACATCGACACTTGTTAGTGGGTCTTCCACCAACGACTCGATGATCGGTCCTTTTCTCCCATCAGCTTCGCCCATAAAAGAGTTGCCCATTGCGTGAATGGACAAGCCAACGTCGTCAGCCATTTCCTTAATGATTGGTGCGTAGTGAGAGTAAAATTCTACTTCTGCGTAGAGCGAGCCTTCTTTAAAGTAGGCATCTCTGGTCAACTTTCCAGCCAGCTGATGGATATCACGTTCTGGTCTATCGTTAGACTCGGTGATTGAGGGGTGGTTCATGAAAACTTTTGTGCCCGACCTAAAAACACCCGGTCCGTATTGTGCAAGCATATCTGAGCCGTAATAGCCAGATGAACCCCAGCCAGACTCAATAACCTTGACACGCCACTTGTTTTTGGTTTCTTTAGCATCAAAGCCAATGGACTCAGAAAGCTTTGTAGTCATATCACTCCGTAACAGAATTGTCTATTAGAAATGATACCATACAGCGATATTATGCCGTCGGATCGTTGTCAGCGTCACGCAGGTCATTTGCGTTATCTTGCATTGAACCTACCGCTCCAGAGTTGCCTTGACCGGGTATAGCACTTGAGTTTCCGTCAGAGGTATCAACGTAAGGGTCGTCCGTGTCTGGAACCGTATCGTGCATCTTTGGAATATCAAGAGTCTCAATAACTGCTGCACGGTACTCATCGTCCCAAATCGCATTTGTCTCACGAGCAAGAGCAAGAGCCTGCATTAGTCGCTGAGATGGCTCAACCTCAATCTTGGGCCAAGCTATGTCATACTCACGAGAGCCCATCCAGCTGAGGACACGGTTGTAAAACCCAGTCCAGATTGCCTGACGTGATTCCATAGCTTTTACGGTAGGAGCGTCTAGGGTCTGTGCCGTTCCGTAAGCACCTGAGCTTCCGGGGTCGCTAAGAAGTGCAACAACTGAGACCTCTAGCGCAGACGCAACCATTGAAGCTAGTGGTCTACCTGTGCTTAGGTCTACATTGTTCCCACGAGGTAAGGAAGACATCTCCATGCCATCGCCCATGACTGCCGTTGATCCTGCAGTCGAAGGAGTTGCAATTGAAGCTGCTGCTGCGGTAGCGCCAACCTTAGTCTTTGACCTAAGCTGCCAAGCAAACATAGCCAGAGACTTTAGTAGACGTGAGCCGTCCTTTAGGTACTCGTTGTAAGCGTGAGCCCAAGGCAGTGCTGGCAATGCATCTGGAGTTCCCCAGATGCGACCTGCTCTGCGGTTAACTCGGCTGTAGAACATGGTCTTGTTTGTGTCAACCGGCTGGTTCTGAATCTTAGAAGCATAACGACCACGAGGGGTGTAAGTGTCTACTGGATACCAAACCTCTTTGGAGACTAGGCTCTCAGTGTTAGTCGGAAAGTCAATGTCAGTCCGGTTCCAAGTCCTGCGGATGTAAAGAATACGCTCGCCATCGTCAGGGTCTGTCACAGCACCAGTAATCTCGTTGAATGGAATCCTTTGTAGCTCCTTAGATACGTTGTCACCAAGGATAAAGAACTGACCATCAGTAAAGTGGCTACGCTCATTAATCATCTGAGCATCTGGGCTAAATAGAACATCTTGGTTCTGTGAGTTCTCAATAAGCCTGCGAACACGAGGTGGCTGGTCACCGTAGGTTACTCCACGACCAAAGACATAGCTAGTACGCATTGCAGAGCCACGCTTCAAAAGCGGGTTACCCTCTGACATCTCACGAATCTTAGAAGCCGAGACATGAAGCTGATTTAGAGTAAACCCGTTCTGCCCGTAGTGAGTTCCAATGGGATTCCAGCCATCATCGTCAAAAGCAATGATTGCTTGCGCCATTGAAGCGTAAGATTCTCTAAGCAGTTCGTTTTCAGCTGCTACAGCCTCAAACTGTTGTAAAAAGTCGTTAGAACTCATGTAAAAACCCTTAAAAGTCGATTAAAAACAGTCTACCATGTCCAGCCAGAGAAGAATGGGTCCTGAACAGTCATGACTTCAGGGTCTGTAAAGAACTTGTCACCTATCTTTTTATCCCTGTAAGGGCTGTCAAGCAGGTAGTTCAAGTCCACGGTTGCGTACACAGCAGCATCAAGACTGTCAGGGGACTTGATTCCCCTAGATCGCATATCGTCTTTAGACTCAATTTGGATTGAACCAAGCTGAGAGAACTTGTACTTAAGCACCATCATCTCGTCAAAGAGTTCTTTGTCGTCTGGGTCAATGTCAATCTTGCCAGCAAGCATCTGCTCACGAAGTGAGTCAAAATTATAAGCACGAGCGTTGTACCAGCGTGTGCGATCTGGGCTTGCTGCTGAACCCATCATTGAAATTACCGTGTATTTGTTTTCAGCTAGAACTGCTAACTGGTCAATTACAGGACCTCCAAGACCAGCGCCGTCAACTCGGACCTGTCTTGCTCCTGTTTCAATAGCGGCTTGGTGAACACGGTTTGCAGACTCCACAGAGGTAGCCTTGCTCCATCTGGCGTACCTGCGTAGGTTGCCTTCGTTGTTTAAGTAGATTACGCTATCGTCTTCACCGAAGCGAGCAAGGTCAACACCAAGAACAACGTCCTTCTCGGAGTCTTCTTCAATCTCTGTATCCATACCCACGTCAATTGCCTGCTGGCTAAAGAAAGCGGTATCGTCTTCATCTGGGAACTCGCCAAGTACCTTTGACTTAAATCGTGCAGAGTCCTCACCCCAAGCGATCTTCTGCCTGTTGACCCAAGAAGGTTGAATCAGAAGCGGCTTTACATCTTCTGGTACGAACTCCCCTGTAAAGTTAGGGCTATCATACGCCGATATAGAAATCTTGTTCCAAGTTTCATCTTCCCTAAAGATTCTATGAAACTCAGTACCTCTTCTATCGGGGTTACCAATTGCAAGGACCCTCGAGTCCGCAGAAGTTGTAACAGCCTCAGCTGCTGTATAGAGGTCAGCAGGGATACCTCCTGCTTCATCGAGAATAACAAAAACAAACCTCCGGTGGATACCTTGGAATGCAGAAACAATATCCGTATCTGAAGGTCGTCTTCCGAATCCAACAAGCGTTCCGAACTCATCATTTAGCTTCCATTCCTCAGATTGGTTGATGTGCCCGGGAAGGTTGAACCCTCTTATAGCTGCTGCTTTGTAATTATCTTTTAGTTCTCGAAAAAGCACTCTGGCGATCTGCGGGTAAGTAGGTGCAGAACAAATCATTGCTACTTCATAAGGGTCATGAGTTGCAACCCACCAAGCACCAAGGATACCAGCAGTTGCACTCTTACCAGCACCGTTACAGCTAACAACTGCTGTGTGAGTGTTCTCAACAACGCTTTTTCCAATTTCGGCCTGCTTGGACCACATATGCTTACCAAGCACATCACTAGCCCATGCAACAGGGTCGTTTAGGTAAATTGAGTTCTTGCTCCTTTTGCGAAGCTCACCAACTACACCATCTATTACGTTTTCTATCATTTATCGGTTGAGTAGAACCCATCCCCTTTAAAATTGATAACTGGGGAGCTAAACCCCTTTGACATCTCTTTAGCGCACTTAAAACACAGTATTACTGGCTTGGTCTTGATTGGGTGTGTAATTTCAATGCTGTGACCGCAAACACACTTGTAATCGTATAGTGGCATTAGTCTCGGTCCTTTTCTATCTCGTACTTAGCCTTTAGTAGACCTTGGCCCACAAGCTCGTCTAATTCATTCTTATTTATTTCTGGGTATCGCTCTGAGAGCTCTCCCTTTGCAAAGTTCAGCGCAGAGTCCATTGCCCGTAGCAAAATCCGCTCTTGGTACTCTGTGAGCTTGATTATGTCTATGTCTAGCTGTGTGCGCTCTGAGTCTAGCCTCTTGCCAATCTCCTGAAGCACCTTTAGTAGCAATCGTGCGCTGTCTTCGTCTTGTAGCTGGACAGCTCGATCCGTAAGGCTTTCCTTTAGGTCGTTGAGTTCGTGTAGCAAAAGCTGGCGGCGTTCCACCTCTGACCAGATGTCTCTGCGTGAGAGCATCTGCTTGACGTGCATCACGGCTTGCGCAGCAGGAACACCTGTAAGCTGCTCCATCTCGTCTCCGCTTTTACCGGAGGCTGCAGCCCTCATCAGGGTTTCGTCTAGTAGTGAGACTTCATTTTGTGACATATGACTATCTTAGTCGACTTCTTCTTCAATAGAGCGGGCTTCAAGCCCCAGATGGTCCATGATATCGTCTAGCTTTGAGTCAATGAGCCCTAAGTGCATCATCATGGCGTAGGTCAGCTCAAATACTTCTTCAAGGCTGTATGGTGTCTTTTGTGGTTCGGAATCCTCTGTTAAACCTCTTGACATTGGTTTTCTCCTATTTTTGTGCGGAAAATTTTTTAAAAATAGCTTTTCGGGCTAATTTGATCCAGCTTGAACTGTTTGGATAGCTTCGGAGATAATATCTAGGCTATCTGCGTCCGAATCCATCTCGAAGTATTCCATTTGGAGCGTTCCCTCTTCATCGAACACATGGACAGACCACACATCTGCGTCTCCGGCTATCTGTGCGGGATCGAAGTTCTCCAAGACGAAGGTTAGCTCTTCGCTGCCTTGGTCAACCTTGATGGTTATCTCATTCATGGGATTATCCTATCACGCAGGTGGAAAGTTCTGAAAGTGAAATAAATTGCATACGGTTGTGGAAAGGGAACATATAGTAGAAAACGCCGAATAAAATGATTTCTTTCCGTCTCCACTTGGTAGTATGTGCGCCATTTTGGCGCTCCTTCTAAGTTGGGGCGATGGAGCGAAGCGACTGTGGCGAAGCCACCGCCCCAAAAAAATTAGGGGGGTCATTTCAGAAATTCACCGGCAAAAAGAAACCCCCGATTGCTCGGGGGCTTCTTCGTTGCTCTGGGCTCAGTGCTTCCAAACTTCTAGCCAATTCAGAAACTTCTCTAGGTCTGGCTCCCGAAGCAACCAAAACAAAGGCTTACCGCTCGCAACATAATCAACTATCGACCGAGCAACCGCAACCCTAGACAAGTGCAAAATTCCGTTGTCGGTAGACCTGAAGCTTCGGAACTCGATTGTAGCTTTTAGGCTCGTGGTCGGTCTGCCGTTCGGGTCTTCTCGGTCGGCTTCCTGATACCTCGCCAAGTAGTTCAGGATTCCGCTGGCGTTCACGCTTGGGCGCTGGCGAAATTCGCCTAGGGCGATTCGCTCGATTTCGTTGTCGCTGGCGTGGTCGTTGTAGGTGTCTTCATCGGCACCAAAGGCGTTCTCCCATTGCTTCATTGCATAAGTCCCAAGCCTTACAACTGAAGCTATTTGCCTAATGGTCAGGTCTCTTGAATCTATGTGGGTATGAAAGCCCCAGTTCTGCTGGGACTCTCCTACATCATCGCCGCTGTCGCAATTCTCGCACCACCCTTCTTCGGCTTCACACTCGCAGTTGTGGCAAAAATATTCTTCGTAGTCTGACGGGCGCTCGGTTAGCTCGGCGCAATACTCGACAAAGCCCCGTGGCTTGGCGATTAGACACGGCATCAAAGCTACCTCATTGTGCCCACTAGCTCGGCATTGGTTTCGGTTAGCTTGGCATTGGTTACAACCGCAAGAGTGGGCGCACTCTCGGCACTCACATTTATTGTCGCCCCAATTATCGGCATCTTTTACGGTCGGGTCTGTCTTGGTTTCAAACACCCCATTATCTATTAGCTTCGTTAGGAATTGCCCCGCCCTTGGGTGTTCGATTTCGGTGCCCCAATACCTGACGGTATTGCTTTCGCCTACTGAACCACCTCGGTCTTCGATGTTGGCTAGTCGGACTAGTGTCGCTTGGCTTTCGCTCAAGGTTTGCATTGTGTCTCCCTCGTTCTGGTGTAGCCGATTTAGCTACTAGGTAAAAGCTAGTGGATTTTCCTAGCTTTCTCAAGCTCTTTTTTTGGGCGTGTTGGAATCTCAATTTCCGGAATTTTGGAACCCCGTTCCATAATCGAACACTTGTTCGAATAACGATCGTGATTCGAACATTTGTTCGAATAGGATTTTGCCTCTTTTTTTTTTGGCGCTCAAACTTTTGGAGAGTATGGCGACCTTTTGGAGAGTGGGGGGATTTTTCAGAATTGCGGGGGATTTCCCTAACCAGCACACTGGTGTCGGCGCTCGCTGTTTCTCTTACCACACTTTGCCAGATTTGTCAAGCCTCAATATTTTGGAGAGTATGAGCCAGTTTGACATTCTGGGGCAATTATGGTATGTCGCATTATGTCCACCCCTGTCTGGTGGGTATTTTCAAAAAAGATTCATCAACCTACTTGACAACGCTATGTTGCTGTGTAATACTTATGGGTAAGACAGATATTCGGAAAGAGACGAGAGGTTATACATATGACTACTATTTCAGAGCTAAACAGCTACACCACCCCACTAGGGTTCAGCACAACTAAGTTCAGCAACCTAGTAATGCTAGTCGAGCTAGTCAACGGCGAAGTCACTAAAGACCATACGAATACTCGTTACTACAATATGCGAGACTTCACTTGGTCATACGATGACCTACAACAGCACCTGCTCATAGACATCGAAGAGTCAACCTATGACGGCGAAGCTTGGACTAAGCGCCCCCTAACCACTCTGGAGGTCGCCTAAGACCACCTTCACGCTGGTTTGGAACGACGGCACCGGTGATTACCCACAACTGAAGTTCTATGGCACCACGCTCCCTACTAGCTACAGCACAGTAGAGGAAGCCAGTAAGGCGCTCGAAGAGCTGTCGTGGCTCTACTCGATCGATACTTCAAAAATTTTCATCATAAATTTGTCATAAATTTCTTCAAAAAAATCAGCCAAAAAAAGCTGACAAAAAAGCTTACTGGTGGGTGACTCTTACCCCCCTTGAACACCCCCTCGTTCACTAGGGTCGCTCACCAGTTTGAAAACTTTTTCCAGAATAAACTTGACATTTAGCTACATAGCATTATAGAATAAAGACAGTTACAAACACGAGCTACCACAATCCAGTGGCAGTCTCAACCAGTCGGGTTACACCGGCAGTAAGGAGTTACATATGTGTGGAATTGGAGGATTTAGCCTATCAACAACATCAAACATCAACCCAAGGTCGCTATCTAATGCCCTGCTCTCAGAGCTAGACATTCGTGGTAATCAGGCATCCGGTTATGCTTTCAGGTCACCTGCATCACAGGGTGTCTTCAAGAAGGCTGTATCAGGCGCTCAGTTATCTATGAAGCCTATGTCTCGCAAGACTACGGATGCAATCTTGCACACACGGTTCGCAACACACGGTTCAATTAGTGTGCCTGCAAACAACCACCCTGTTCAGTCGCCTGACAAGTCCATCGACTTAGTTCACAATGGTGTTATCTATAACCACGAGCTAATCAGGACAGAGATAGACGAGCTGAACAAGCTACCGGAAGTAGACACCTCAGTTGTTCCTGCCATCCTTCAGGAATACGACAGAGACTTCGACAAGCTCAATATGATAGACGGCGATGCCGCTGTTGCGTGGCTAGACAGGAACGACTCAGGCACTCTCTGGGTTGCTCGTATCAGTCACTCTCCATTGTTCATAGCACAACTGGAAGACGGCAGTTTCATATTCGCTTCTACAGAGTCAATCCTGCTCAATGCACTTGACAAAGTAGAACTGACACCCGTTTACTGTGAGCCTGTTCCTGAGCGCACACTTATCGGAATCCGCAACGGTCGTATGGACATAGTTCGTGCAATCCCAGAGCTAGACAAACGCTTTGAGGACACCTCGTGGTATTCATACGGTAAGTATCGCAATATGACATCAGGCGGTCACAACACGCTGGGCGAGAGTCCTTCGTATGCAGAGATCGAGAGCTGGGATAGTGACTATGACTATACATACACTAACTCCGGTTCCGACCTCACTCCAAAGTATGTAGCCGTTCAATCAGCTTGGGGAGACATCCTTGTTCCTCAAGCCGAAGAATCATTCACAACATATCCGAAACTCGATGGATTTATGGTCAACGAGTATGGCGAATATTTTGACGAAATGGACGGCTCATTCATAGGTGATTTTGACGAGATGGCAGACCGTGGTTATTTCAATCACAGCCTGATTTACGACCTCTAAAAAATTACCCTGAGCCTGTCTCCATATTATTATGCTATATATTATGTTATATAATAATCTATACATATAGAGACGGTTCTAAAATGGCTCTTTTGAGCTGAGTATGTCTCACTCTTAGAGACATATTCAGCCCATTGAGCTGAGTATGTCCCAAAACCAAAAACACGACAACGCTATACACTACATAATCGGCAAAAAAAAATAGCATTTATTTTTCGATATTATGTAGCACATAGTGTTATAGTGAAGACACATTCGTTCCACTTGGGGCGATATATGCCAAAACTGACACGAATATGTCTCACCCCAAAATGAGACTTTTTAGACACAAAACGAAGAGGAGAACCCAAAAATGCAGAAGATAGATTACCCAAAAGCAGAGAACCAAGAACGCTCATTGAGTGGCATATTTTCGATTGAAACTGGTGACCTTTATGACATCATTTTTCTCGGAGACTTACAGCTCGGATTCATAAGTTGTGATGAACTTGGCAACTTTTATTTCACACCGGAGACTTCGGTGACGGAACCGTTCGCCGGTCGATCGAGTTACCAGTCGGCAATGACCGATGTCTTCACACTTATTGCTAACGACCTAGACCTAGCGATTGAGTTCACTATCAGAGTGAACCGCAAGAAAGATACATACTACGGATTGGAGTCTAAATGAAAACGATAGGGAGTTCGCTACTTATCTTGGGCAACTTGTTTATAGTTGGCATCCTGAGTCAGCCTAACCCATACCAGTTTCAATCGGCTATGGAGTCGGCAACACTAGTTTGCTGGATTGGATTCTTCAGTTTGCTTTTAGGGCTATACCGTGATACCGTAACATTACAACATAGAACAACACAGACAACAGACACAACACAGGAGGAGGACAGCTAATGTCAGAATACAAAGTTGAATGGACTAACGAACAGTGGTTCAGAGTAACTATTGAAGCCGATAGCCAAGAAGAAGCAATGGATAAGTTCTCTATGGGTGAGTATGAAAACGAACAGATGTTCGGATCAGAGATGCAGAATTCAGTAGAGATAAGAATGCTTGACGATGAGTTGGAGGAGAGCTAATGAAGACTTACTCAGCGAGAGTGTCATTTATGACCGACGAGATCGAAGCCGAAAGCCTTGAACAGGTAGAAGCTGTTTTGACAAAGCTACTCCAACAGCTCGGGGAGGTAAACACCGACCTTAGCTGGGAGGATGTTGATTGGGACATCTTTGAGGTAAACACCTACGGAAGGAGAGTCTCCTAATGAACAAAGTTGACGGATTGAACCAGACCGAATACAACGCCTTGCTACACGCTATCTGGAGATTAGATCGAGTTATCAAGGAAGCCGAGGAGTTTGATATACCAACTCCCCCAGCCACAATGCTCAAGCTAAACAAAGAGCGCGATGCACTAGAAGACATATTTGTAAGGATTTCATAATGAACTTCAAACTGGTGATAGTCGACCCCTGCATCCATTGCGGTGAGTCTACGGCTATGGGCTATGGCAACTTCGTAAACAGGATACCGGCAGAGAACGGTTGGGCTTGCCCTAACTGCGCTGGCTTTGTATGCGACCATTGCGAAGAGCAGATTTACCTAGACACAGAACACTCAATAGAAGACGGCAGATACCACTACGAGTGCCTGCCTATGACCGAAGACCTAAGGGAGATTTACTAATGACTAATGACACAACAGTAAAGTCAGCGAGCGAGACTTACCGGCTAGACAGGGTTTACTTCAACTCTGGCTACAACTATGCGCTCTCGAACATCCGATACATCATCGAAGGCTTGGAGCTATACAACAAGTCCAACAAGGAAATAGTAGCCACGATTTACAACCTAAAGGAGAAAAAATAATGCCAAACTGGGTAGACAACACACTAGATGTAATAGGTAAGCCAGAAGAAGTGAATGAGTTCATCAACTTTATGCACACCAGCAACACCATCAAGCTCTTCAATTATGAGCGCGGAGAAGACGGGACAGCTCTCAACGAGGTTCTGAAGGACTATGAGCACAGGAGCCTCTTCAACTTTCACGCTCTTCTGCCAATCCCAACTGATCCTAAGCTGTATGACGACCAGAAGCTCGACGACGGTTCAGTTATCCAGCCTTGGTATAACTGGAACATCGCCAACTGGGGAACCAAGTGGAACGCCCGTGATGTTTCCCTAGAGCGAATGGGCGAAGGCGAAGCTGTTTACAACTTCAACACCGCTTGGTCACCACCAATGCCAATCATTGACAGGTTGCGTAAGCTGTTCCCGACTATGACCTTCTTCTTCCGTTACCAAGAAGAGCAAGGCTGGGGTGGCGAAGTGACCATTCGATCTGGTTCGGTTACTCACACAGAAGAGTGGGACATCCCAGCTAACCACGCTGAGTATGAGCTTCGCCAAGGCGAGTGTATCTGTTCTTTTGAGCCTGACGAAGAGTATTGGTTCAGCGACTGTAAAGAGCTGCAGGTGACCGCAAATGAGCTATAGGTTCATATCGTATAACCAAGGTGGTCACGCCTTCGTGGAAGCCAGTAGCGATGTGTGTGAACCTTCATACACCCTACGGCTCCCGATGGAACCACTTTACTCTGACGAGGTTAGCTACATCCTCGACACCGAGGACTGGCAAGACCCGACAACCAAGGATATGCCTTGGGACTATGACGACGGGATATTCGGCAAGGAGTTCAGTTACGAAGAGTTCGTAATGGGCCAAGCGCCTAAGTTCGTCAGTTGGTGGATTGGAACTCTGCCAAACACAAGCACAAAATTTAGACTAAGGAGAAAACTATGGACAAGAAAATTGACTCACCTGCTACGCAGGTTCATTCTGCAGGAAAAGAAATAAACATTGAAATCTGGGACAGGAACGAAGAGTCCGACATCCTAGATATGACAATCACCATTTACAACGGGAATAGTGGCACAAGGGGGTTTGAATCTCTGAGCATTAGCCCAGCTGATGCGGTTCAGATCACCGGTGTGAGCATTCACAACCTAGACGGCTTCACCGAATGGTGTAGCGACTCAGAACTGCTGACAAAGAACCTGCCAGTAGGAATTCGGGCTTGGGCTACAACTGTGCTTGCTCGATACCTAAATATCGAAGCAGAGTCCCTTCACGATGTTGCAATGCTGGTAATGCGACTAAACACACTCCAGACTACAGAAAGGAAAAGCTGATGCATTACTTCGCAAGTGACGGCAACTACGGCGATTCAACTGACCTAGTTATTCTGCACACAGAAGACTGGACTCACCAAGATTGGGACTTGGTGTTTGATTGCACCGACGACGAAAGAACAAGGGTTGCTGAAAGCATAAGCAAATCAAAAAAAGCACTAAGACTATTAGGACTATAAGGAGAAACAATATGAATAATTACAAAATGACAATCAAAGGCACAATCGAGAATGTTGCTGGGTTCCTAGCGGATCTGGTAGAGCACCAAGCAACCCCATTGAACAAGAATCACCCTGAGCTAAAGTTCAAGGATATGAGCTGGGAGTCTACATTCGACCTGAGTGTCGCAACCGCTGAGTTCAGTTCAGGCGAGGTAGTATCAAAGAACGACCTAGATGTTATCCGTGAGCAGTATGGCGTGAAGGTGTTGAACCGAAGGAGCGACAGCTAATGACCAACCTATCCCCACACGCAAAGTCAGCACTCGAAAGAGTGTCAAAGGCTGACAAGGCTTACAGAGCCGCCCGAGAAAAGTTTGAGGAGCAGCTCTTGAGGGAGCTAGACGGCAAGCTAGAAAGCTACATTGCAGAGCGAAACACCGCAGTGAAGCTGGCAGACCTTGCTGATGTCCCTAGAACC